TCCAGTGGTCGCCTCGCTTCGAGTGACTGAGCACGAGCTTCTCCGAGAGCAGCCCGGAGAAGAATGTGGCGTCATACCCTCGATCGTCGCCGCGCGGGAAGTGGAGATAGTTCGGGCCGGGTTCTTGAACCTTCAGCCCGCTCATGATCTTCGACTTTCCGGCATCGACGCCGATGGTGTAGAGCCAGCACGTGATCTTCTTGTTGTCCTTCAGCGGGACGCGTGAAGGCAGGCCGACGAACGGGATGTCCGGGCCGCCTTTTCCCTTGATAGCAAAGACTCGCTTGCTGTGTCGCTTCCGGCATGCCGCATATACCTCCTGAGTATAGTGACCGCCAGAGTCGACGCACGTGATGCAGATCTTCAGGCCTCTGCCGTTCTGGAACCGGTAAACATGATCGACGACGTCATCGAGACGCTGCCAGACTTCTTCGTTGTCTGGCTTGCCCATGATGAAGCCCTTCTTGATGCCCCAGCTCTCGCCGTAGTGGCCATACCCGACGACCTCGTACTCCAGACGGTTGTCCTGAGTGTCGACGCCGCAGGTCAGAGCGAGAACGCCGTCCGGCAGCTCGGCGGGGTATTCCTCGCGGCGTGCCATGATGGTGTCCTCGTCCTCCAGATCTCCACGATCCTCCCAGAGCTCGCCCAGCAGTGTGTTATACACGACCTTCAGGCGTTCCGGATCGTTCCTTGCTTCGAGGAAGCGCTGAGCTATTGTCGACCACGGCATCCACGGGCTGGCGAAGGCATTGAGCCAGAAGGAGCGCACCCCGCGCTTGTAGGCGTCGGGGTTCTCTGCGATCCACTTGGCCGGCTGCTTTCGCATGACGTCCTCCGGTGTTAGGCAGCCGCACGAAGGGCAGGCCCAGCCGATGGATGTGATCGTATAGCTTTTTTTGCGGTTGATCTCCTGAGTCTCGAACTCGAACTTGACCGAGTCGAACCGGATGTCATGCCACTCGCCGCACTCAGGGCACTGGTGACACCAGCGTTCCTGCGTGCCGCGGTAGAACGAGGCCTCGATGTTGCTCCGGCCTTTGATGGTCGGCGTCGATACCTCGACCGCTTTTCTATTGTAAAACGTGGCTTGTCTGGCTTTCGCCAGTTCCCACGGATCACCCTCTGTTCCGGCACTTGGCGCCCAGCGATCTCGCTCGTCGCCGAAGATGTACCGGGCCGGCGTCGAAGCCAGTGCGCTCGCACTGTTGGAGCCGGTCATCGTCAACATTCCTCCGGGGTATGATTTTTGGAGGATGGTGTTCCCGCTGTCTCTCGTCTTGACGTCGGAGACCTTTGCCTTCAGGGGCTTGGAGTCCCTGATCATTGGCGCCACGCGGAGGCGGGAGAACTTCCGCGCGTCCTCGATCGTAGGCTGCACGAACAGCGTGCTGGCCGGATCTTGGTCTATTGAGTAGCCGATGCAGTTCAGGAGGAACTCGGACTTGCCGACCTGAGAGGCCGCGACCATGACGATGTTCGTCACCTTCGGATCGTTGAAGGCGTTCATCGGTTCCTCCAGATACGGCGTCCGGGATGTTCTCCACGGGCCCGCCTCGGCCGAGTTTTCGGGCGAGAGCCGGCGGTGCCGGTCGGCCCATTCTGCAACAGTCAGGTCATCAGGCGGGGCGAAGGCCCGGATGGCCGGCGCGATCGCTTTGTTCAGCTGCGCGTCTTGCTTATTCGTCGTCTGAGTCCTTCGTGAGCTCACCCCAGCCCTGACGATCTCGGACGCGCTTCTTGTAGGCGTTGGAGTCGTAGGAGTAGTTGGAGAGCTCCAGCAGGATCGCGTGGACTTCCTGCTTTATCCTTTCGGAGATTTCCGCAGGCTTGTCGATGGTGGCGAGGTCGATCGCGAGGCGACCGGGGAGCGCCAGCATCATGCTGCGGATAGTAAAGACGAGGTCGGTGGTCATGGCCTCGACGTCCTCGCTGCGGTGCATCTCGCCCTTCAGCTCTTGGAGCTCCATGTCGGCGATCTCCGCCTTCGTCGCTCTGAGGTCGGCGTCTGCCTTGATCTTTCGGCTCTCGTTCTCGGTGTCGTCTTTGCTGCCGCCTTTACTGTTGCATTTTTCCTGAAGGTACGCGATGTACCTCCGGACTGTGTCGAGTAGATCATAGCGGCGCTGCCTGCCGACCTGCTCCGTTTTCAGGACGCCGTCCTGCGTTAGCTGCTGGATCCGGCGGGCGGTCAGCCCGAACAGTGTGGCGATGATCTTCGTGTCGACGTAGTTCTTCTGGGGCGCCTTCTGAGCGCCGGGTTCTGTTGGCATGGCCGTCCTCCTTCCTCTTTTCTGCGTAACGAAACGGCTGAAAATTTTCTCCTGAGTCTGCGCGACTTTTGGGCTCGCCAGCACCGCAGGAGAAATAAATCACCGGAAGAACCTACCGAGAATTTTTTCTCGCGCGTTTCTTCGGGGCGCTGCGGCCTTCGGGCGGCCTTGCCTTTTCTGGAGGTTCTTCCGGGGATTTTCTGGTGGTTATGCACCGCAGCTTCGGGCTGCTGCGGCTGGGCTTGGCTTCACTTCTTCGCGAGGCGCTCGGTGTTGTGCTGGAGCCTCGTCGTGAGGAGCTCATCCATGCGGGCTTGGATGTCGGCCGCGACTTTTTCGTTGGTGATCATCTGCGGGATGCTCACCGTGCGGATGGCTTCGATCGGGAGGCGCTTCTCGGATGTCCTTTTGAATGGGATCTCCGTGGTTCCGGCTGCGCCTGACGGCGCGAGGAATACGCTGGAGCCGAGGGCCTTCTTCTTTCCTTTGAAGATGGCCGCCTTGACTGTGTATTTTTTGCCAGCCTCCGGGCGCTTCTTTGGCGTCATGGAGAAGTGGGATGGGGTGAGGACTCGGCCCTTGTACGTGAGCTGTACGCTGTCGACAGTCACGCCGCTGACCTTTATGGAGCCGACGGTCTTGGCGCCACCTTTGGCTGCCTTGCCTGCTGCTGTGACCTCGCTGCTCTTGATGCCGTAGACGGCGGTGACGGCCTTCGTCACCTGAGCAGGGGCTCTTTGCTTACAGTCTGCGATGGTTCGGCTGATGGCCTTGTCGACGTCCTTGTTCAGCGCCTTCAGATCTCCGACCATTTTGGAGAAGTTCGGGAGCTTGACGTCTGTCTGCATGGGGGGTGTCCTCCTTTCCTCTGGTTTGCCCTTGGTGCGGGCGGCGAGACTTGAACTCGCACGGCTGTGAGGCCATGGGCTTCTGAGGCCCACGCGTCTGCCAGTTCCGCCACGCCCGCGTCTTTGAGTATGAAAAAACCGGCCCGGAAGGTGTTGCCCCTCCGGCCGGTCGTTTTCAGCATATAGGATAACACACGGTCGCGCTCTGGTTCAATTCATAATTGTCTCTGCCGGTCTGTGATTTTCCGCCGGAGTTCCATCGGAAGGCGGAGAGAACAGCGTGGAGAGAGTCGCCAGAGCTTTGCCATGTATCAAAAAAACGTTGTGCATGTAGCGGTCGAACTCCTGCGCGTAGTCTTTGCGGCGGCCGAAGACGCTTTTGCAGACGTCCTTCCAGTCGCTCCCGTAAAAATACCGCAGGTTCAGGACGAGCCTCTCGCTCGGCTTCAGCTGCTCGATCAGTGGCTCCAGCTCGGCCCAGTCTCGGTCGATCTCGGCCTGCTTTTTTGCGACCTTTTTTTCGAGCTCGATTTTGCGGTGCACGATCGCCTCGGTTTGCGTCAATTCTCTGTGGCCTCCGCCGGGAACGCCGGAGTAGTTCGGGCTGCCGCAGCTGCCGTATTGCTCCTCTGCGTGTTGGAGTTCCAGCTTCAGGGCGTCGAGTTTTTCGAGCATGTCGAGGTGGGCGTTTAACCTTTCCTTTATCGGCTGTGTTTTTTTCATTGATTACGTGGGACGCATCAGTCCGCTTCACCTCCTTCGGCGCTTCCGGCTGTGATCTCGTAAATTCCGGCGATTTCTTCGCGGGAGAGTTGCTCGCCGTTGCGGATGCACTTGACGTTGTTGCTGCCGGTTGCTCTTATCCACCTTTTCACGATGGTGTCGGTGTATTCCGGCGTGAGTTCCATGCAGTAGGCCTTCTGTCCTTTTGCCTCGGCCGCGATCAGAGTCGTGCCGGAGCCTGCGAAGGGATCATAGACGCCCTCCAGCCATTCAGTGTTGTCGAGGAGCATTTCGATCAGCTCGACGGGCTTCTGAGTTGGATGCAGCTCGTTCCCGGAGCGGCTGATTTCGAGGACGTTGCCGTAGCCTTTGTGGTTGTCCCACTTTGCTTTCGTCCTCTGGCCGTACATTATGAGCTCGTGCTGGGTTCTCCAGCCTTGGTCCATGCCCGGCGTCTTTTTGTTCCAGACGATCATGTTGCGTACTCCGAAGCCTGCGGCCTCCGTTACGTCAAAGAGGTTTATCCACATGCGCCAGTCGGTGAAAATGTAGGCCACGAGCGGCGTGATGTTGTCGAGGACGTTCCGCATCAGCGATTGGTACCCGCGCGTGCTGAGTGTGTCGTTTGCGATCGTCGGGTTTCCGCCTTTTCTGTCTGTTCCGATGCTTCCGACGCCTTTGCCGGACTCTTGGAAGCCTCCGGAGCAGTAGGGCGGATCCGTGAGGAGGATCTGCGGCATCTCT